AGGAAGATTTAAAATGGCTGAAAAGTGGATACAAAAAGCAATCAAGAAACCCGGTGCTCTGCATAAAGAGATGGGCGTTCCAGCTGGTAAAAAAATTCCAGCCAGCAAACTAGCTGCAGCTGCAAAGAAACCAGGCAAGATTGGTAAGCGGGCTAGGCTGGCGGAAACCCTAAAAGGGCTTAAGAAATAATGGCATACACGTCGGGCCTATCAGATTTTAACCTTGACCTCACCGAGTTAATTGAGGAGGCGTTTGAACGTGCCGGTTTAGAAATGCGTTCGGGTTATGATATGCGTACTGCCCGTCGTTCTTTAAACTTACTGACTATTGAGTGGGCTAACCGTGGTATTAACTTGTGGACTATTGAACAGGGGCAGATTACTATTAATACTGGGCAAGCTATGTACGCTATCCCCGTTGATACAATTGACCTTTTAGACCAAGTTATCCGAACTGGCTCAGACCAAACCCAAGTTGATATTAATATTAGCCGAATTTCTGAGTCTACTTATTCAACAATACCGACTAAGAATGCACAAGGCCGACCTATTCAAGTTTGGATTAACCGCCAAACAGGACAACAAAACACTATTACTGCTAAGCTAGCTGCAAACATCAGCACAACAGCCACTACGTTAACTTTAACTTCTGTAGCTGAGCTGGGTACAACGGGCTTTATTCAGATTGGTTCTGAGATTATTTCATATCAAAACGTAGATACAGCAGCTAACCAGCTTCTAAATTGCTTCCGTGCCCAAAACGGTACGACAGCAGCGACACATACAACTACCGAAACTATTACGGTTTTAAACCTGCCTAACATTAACGTCTGGCCTACTGGTGATGGCGGCGGCCCTTACACATTTATTTACTGGCGCCTACGTCGTTTACAAAACGCTGGTGATGGTGTTAACGTACAGGATATTCCGTTCCGTCTAATTACCTGTTTGGTTGCTGGTTTGGCGTTTATGATAGCTTCTAAGAAGCCAGAAGTACCTGCAGAAAGAATAATGTTTTTAAAGGCTGAATATGAGCAACAATGGTTATTAGCGTCACAAGAGGATAGAGATAAAGCTGCTGATAGGTATGTGCCACGTCAATTATTCTACTAAGGTGATGTATGCCAGAAAAGTATGCGTCAGGTAAATGGGCAATTGCAGAGTGCGACCGATGTGGTCAGCGCTATAAGCTCAAAGAATTAAAGAAGCAGGTATTAAAGACAAAGCTTTATAATGTGAAGGTATGCCCTAGTTGTTGGGACCCAGATCAGCCGCAGTTACAGTTAGGTATGTATCCAGTTTCAGACCCGCAAGCTATTCGGGAACCAAGGCCAGATACAAGCTACTACTCTTCAGGCTTAACGGGTATACAAACAGAAGCAGGGTCTACAACAGCATTTGATGAGTCAGGATATCCTGCAGATGGTAGTAGGCAGATTCAGTGGGGTTGGGCTCCAGTGGGTGGGGCAAGTCAATTTGATACGGTTTTAACACCTAACAACTTGATTGCAATAGGGCAAGTAGGTACAGTAACAACAACAGTTAATTAGGAGTAAATTATGTCATTTAAACAAGGCGCTAATGGTATCGAATCCAAAGGCAAAACAAAAGGTAAAAACTTGGGCGATTCAGGCCCAACCGCAAAAACCATGAACGGTGGTAAAGGTTCTGCTGGCGTAACATCTATGAAGATGAAGCAAGTAGGGCGCAATATGGCTCGTGCTATGAACCAAAAATCAGCTGGCAGAGGTCGTTAATTATGGCTATCAACAATAAACCAGCTAGCACATACGCTAAGCCACATACTATGAGCGGTAAAAACGTTAATGTCAAAGACAGCGTCGTTAAAAAAGGCAACACCGTAGAGGCAATTAAAATCTCTTTGGGTAGCCAAGTATTTAAGAGCCAAAACGATGAAGTTAAATCTGATGGCATTAAACAACGTGGTCATGGTGCTGCTACTAAAGGCTATACATCTCGTGGGCCAATGGCCTAGTAGGGTAAACCCGAATGAATTACGTACAACTGTATCAAGCTATTCAGGATTATTCTGAGAATACGGAACAGCTATTTGTTTCTAATATTTCTCGGTTTGTTCAAGAAGCAGAAGATCGTATATACAATTCGGTTCAAATCCCGTCGTTGCGTAAAAACGTGACGGGCACAATTACGGCTAATAACAAGTATTTAAGTTGCCCAAACGACTACTTATCTACATACTCGATAGCGGTGATTAACCCAGATACTAGCTTTACTTACCTGCTTAATAAAGATGTAAACTTCATTCGTGAAGCCTACCCAACCCCAACATCTACTGGCACACCTAAGTATTACGCATTGTTTGGTTCACAGTACTCAAGCCCTAATGAGCTATCTTTTATTATGGGGCCAACACCAGATGCGAGCTACAACGTAGAGCTCCACTATTTTTATTATCCAGTATCTATCGTACAAAGCGTTATTACTACATTTGGCACACTTGTTGGTGGCTCTTCTTATACTAACGGGGTTTACCATAACGTACCGTTAACGGGCGGTCAAGGTACTGGAGCTACGGCAACGATTACTGTTTCTGGCAATACGGTTACTTCAGTTAGTGTAGATAACGGCGGGTATTTTTATGGGGTAGGTAACAGCCTTACAGCGTCTTCTTCATACATTGGTGGTACAGGCTCTGGATTCTCTATAACAGTAGGTGCCGTTAATAATCCTTCAGGTACAAGCTGGCTTGGCGATAACTATGACCCAGTACTTTTCTATGGTTCTATGCGTGAAGCAATGCTGTTCATGAAAGGCGAGCAAGATCTGGTTAAATACTACGAAGACAAGTACACCGAGGCTCTTATGCAGCTGAATCGTTTGGGAACTGGTCTGGAACGTGGTGACGCTTATCGGGACGGCCAAGCTAAGATTGCGGTTAATCCATGATTACACAAGGCCAATGCACCATCTTCAAACAAAACTGTTTAAGCGCTCTAGAGAACTTTGCGGTTGGGACTCCTTATACCTACAAGATTGCCCTGTATACAGCCAATGCTAATTTAGATTCAACAACGCTAGCTTATACATCCGTGGGCGAAGTAGTAGGTTCAGGGTACACGGCAACAGGCAAAGTTTTAACAGTATCTCAAGTACCAACTACTAGCGGCGTTACAGCTTATATTTCGTTTGCTAACGTCACTTGGAGCCCTGCTTCCTTTACGACAAGAGGGGCTTTAATCTATAATAGTACCACTGGAGCAGCTGTTGCCGTGCTTAATTTTGGGGCAGACAAAACCCCTACGTCAAGTTTTACCATTACTTTTCCAACGGCGGATGCACAAGACGCCATTATTAGATTTAGCTAGGAGTATTTATGAGTTCTGAAATTACAAAAATGGGCGATAGCTTCGGAGCTAATGCTTCTTATGGCGGCGGTTCAGCCGAGAATGTCGGTCTTGATGGCGTATATGTTGCTACTTGTTATAACGCCGACGGTGTTGAGAAGTGGTCTGATACTATTGAGAACCTAACTACTAACGTGGGCCGTGCTTCGCTAAACGACGCTTACCTTGGCAACACTGCAGCTGGAGCTATTGTGATGGGCTTAAAAGGTACAGGCAGCGCAGCTTATACTGACACTCAGGCTTCTCACGCTGGTTGGTTAGAGGTTGGCGCTACTAATGCTCCTACTTATTCTGGTACACGCAAGACTCCAGCTTTCTCAGCATCTACTTCAGCTAACCCAGCAGTTAAAGCTACTTCGGCTGCCGTTGTGTTTTCTATGACAGGTTCTGGTACAGTTGCTGGTGCGTTTATTAACGTAGGCGGTTCTTCAACAATTGACAATACAACCGGCGTTCTGTTTTCAGCAGGTGATTTTACTGCAGGGTCAAAGACAGTTACTTCTGGCGATACCATAAATGTAACTTATACGCTGTCTGCCGCTGGTTAATTGTTGTTTAGTTGTGTAATTTTTATAGAGAGTAATTTATGGCGTTAGCGATTGCAGACCGTGTAAGAGAGACCACAACTGTTGTTGGTACAGGTTCGGCTACGCTATTGGGCGCAGTTACTGGGTACCAAGCATTTTCAGTCATTGGCAATACTAATACTACCTACTATACTATTGCAGACCAAGGCGGAGCTAATTGGGAAGTTGGTCTTGGTACATATAGCACTACTGGACCTACCCTTGCTCGTACTACAGTTTTAGCTTCATCTAATAGTGGTTCGCTAGTTAATTTTACTGCGGGTACTAAAGACGTATTTGTTACTTACCCATCAGAAAAAGCTGTTTACTTAGATTCGACTGGTACTATACAGCCAAATGCGTTGGGCACTGCAACATTTCAAAACGGCTTATTTGGCGGAACCTTCTAGGGAAAACTATGGCACGTTTAACTTCTGTTAATTTAAGTAGTGTTGGAGTTGCTAACCCAATCCTTATCAACGTTAATATTAATCCAGTCAACATCTCTTTAGCGGTTGAGTTGAGTGATGGAGCTGTTTTAACTTATTCTGTTGAGCATACCTATGGCCCTACTAAAACGCTTGCAGACATTCAAAATGCAGTTTGGTTTCCGTTCCTTCAAGATCAAACCGCAACTGGTGACGGATACTATGCATTTCCAGTAACTGCTGTAAGATTAAAAGTAACAGCGTATACATCCGGCACGGTAACGCTAAGACTATTGCAAACAGGTGTCTAACAATGGCTCAACAATATTCGGCTAGGGTTTACGGCAAAGTCTATGGAACAGCAGCAGCTGCGACAGGGTTTACAGTTGTTGCAGACGTATTTAGGTTCCCAGATCCTGCACTAACTTGGGTCATACAACATAAATTCGATACTATTAATTTTTTGGTAACGTTGTTTAACGCAGACAACCAACAGTTTTTTGCTGACGCTAAAGCAACATCAAACAATGAAATTGTAGTTAATTTAACCGAAGCAGAGTCGGGATATGTAAACGCCGTCTTTATTGCATAAAATAGACTGGCAAAAGATGGAATTTAAGATTACAATACACAAAAGAGAAATGCACTTTGCGGCATATATTAAAGCTAACGGTGGGGAACTCATTGGTTTTAAAGACAATGCGTTTTCATTTAACAGTAACATACCAGAAGTAGAATGGCGAGTGAAACATGCAAGTTCTGACTCATTAAGAGTGGATCAAGAGCTGCTAGTGTTGAGACGTTTTGTAGTTTAGAAGATTTGGGTCGTGTCGAGATAACCTTAAACAATTATTTGGAGTAACGACTCATGGCAAATTTTCCAGTATTTCACGGTATTACCCTTGCGGCTAATGCTTACGTCGAGAACTTAAATCTCGAAATCCTATCAGCAGACCCAACACCAATCACAGCTGGTCGTGTATGGTTCAACTCAACTGATAAAGTTGTAAAGTATTCTGCGCTTAATGGTTCTGGCGCAGTTGTAGTTAAAACAATTAGCGACGTTGATTCTGCAGCTGCTGCAGTTGAGACTGTTCGTGCTTCTTTGGCTTCTAGCATTTCTGCTGAAGCTTCTGCTCGTCAAGCTGGCGACACTGCTACTTTGGCTGCTGCTGGTGTTTACACCGACGCTGCTTTGGTTACAGCTAAAGCCTACACAGACTCTGCTAAAGCCGAAATATTAGGTGGTATTCCTCCTGCTGTATTGGACACAATCACTGAATTAGCTGCTGCACTTAAAAACAACCCAGATATTGTTAACGTTATCCAGAACTCAGTTACTGCAGTTCAAGGTAATTTAACTTCTGAAATCGCTCGTGCACAAGCTGCCGAAGCCGGCCTTGCATCTGACATCACTACTGAAGCTAATGCACGTGCTGCTGCTATTACTTCTGAAGCCGCTACTCGTGCTTCTGCTGATTCTGCATTAGATACTCGTGTAACAACAGTTGAAGGTCAAGTTAACGGTAAGATTGGTAGCCTTTCTAACCTAACAACATCTGACAAATCAACAATCGTTGCTGCAATCAATGAAGTTAAAGCAAGCACTGTAGCTAACGCTTCTGCTATTTCTTCTGAGACTAGCCGTGCAAGCACTGCTGAAGCTGGTTTGGCATCTGATATTGCCGCTGAAGCAACTGCACGTGCTGCTGGCGATGCTACAAACGCTTCTGCTATTGCTGCTGAAACTACTGCACGTCAAAATGCTGTTTCTGCTGAAGCCACTGCCCGTGCAGCTGGTGATGCAACAAACGCATCTGCTATCGCTGCTGAAAAGACTCGTGCTGAAGGCGTTGAAGCTGGTTTAGCATCTGACATTGCTGCTGAAACATCTGCTCGTAGTGCTGCCGTAACTGCAGAAAAAAACCGTGCTGAAGCTGCTGAAGCAACATTAACAAGCGCTATCGCTTCTGAGGCAACTACACGTGCTGCTGCTGTAACTGCAGAAAAGAATCGTGCTGAAGGTGTTGAGGCTACATTGTCTTCAAGCATTTCTTCTGAGGCTACACGTGCTCAAGCTGCTGAAGCTGGTTTGGCTAGTGACATTGCTGCTGAGGCAACTGCTCGTGCAACTGCTGTTAGTGCTGAAGCAACTGCTCGTGCCGCTGCTGATACAGCTATTCGTAGCGACTACAATGCAACAATCTTCACATTTACAGCTCAATCAGCTGCAACATCACACACAATCGTTCATAATTTGAATAGTGGTTTTGTTGACATCGCTGTTAAAGTTCAACGTGCTGATGGCTTGTATTACAACGATATCGTTTCTGTGCAAGAATTTGATGCAAACACAGTTAAGGTATATTTGTCTACAGCAATGGTAATTAAAGCAATTGTACGT